CGAGCGCATCAAGTACTCCGAGCGTGCGGTTCTGACGCCGGAGATCATCGCAGCTGTGTTCGGTCTGCAGAGGGTCATCGTGCCTGGTGTCGGCTACAGCACGAGCGTTCCGGGTACGCTCGGCAACGCTACGGCGAACACGTACCTCTGGGGCAAGGACGTCGTCCTGGCCTGGGTCCCGCCGAACGCTGGTCTTCGCACTCCTGCCTTCGGGTACGAGTTCGTCTGGGCTTACGGTGGCAACGTGCAGCCGGTGGATCGCTGGCGTGAGGAGAACCGCAAGTCGGACCTCATCCGCGTTCAGCGTCGGTACGACCTGAAGATGGTCGGTGTCGAGATCAACCCGGGCTCGGGCGACTTCGGCAAGTCCATCTCTGGGTACGTCATCAAGGCCGCGATCGCGTGAGCCTGACGCCCTACAAGGCCGACGTCGGGGACTGCGTCTCCTACCTGGCTCCCAAGACAAGCGTCGACATCGACGTGCGTTGGCGTTCAGCGAAGGTCACGGCAGTGACGGACCAGAACAATCTGGTCCTCGCTATCGTGACTAGCGCAGGGAGTCGGACGGCTCTCAACGGTGGGGCGGCTGTACCTCGCATGACAGCAAGCGGTCAGACCAACGTGTGGCGACCGTACTAAACGGTGGAAGGAGGAAACATGGCACTGCACGCACTCACGGCAATCAAGGTGGGCGGCGAGGACGGTAACGTCGTTCTGTACGACGAGGGCGACACGATCGACGAGAGCGACTTCACCGACGAGCAGCTGGACCAGCTCAAGGAGATCGGTTCTGTCGGTGAACTTCGGATCAGTCCGGAGGAGGCCGACAAGGAGCGTCAGAAGCTTCTCGATCGCATCGCCGAGCTCGAGGCGCAGGCTGCCGAGGCCCAGGGGACGCAGCGTCTCAAGCCGACGGAGAACGTTCCGGGTAGCGACGTGACGCTCGAGCAGCAGCTGGCCAAGCAGGAGGAGGACGCGGTCAAGGGCGAGCCGGACGAGAAGACTCCGCAGGCCGTCACGCCGCAGAACCCGACCGGCGAGCCCAACAGGACGCCGGCGAAGAAGACCGCCTCGAGTGGGAACAAGTAGGTCATGACACACATCGCCTTCAGCGAAGCTCAGGCTTGGGCCGAGAGGACCAAGCTTGACCTGGGGACCTCGCTGGAGTCGAAGCTCGAGGAGCAGATCGCTTCCCAGGTACTCGCCAGAGTAGCGCAAGCGTATGACACCTCGAGCTGGGCCGACGAGACCACTACACCTCAACTGATTCGTACGATCATTGCTATGCGGTACGTGGCGATGATCTACGCTCGCACGTACAGCGACAACACCGATGGCGATTCTTACTCCACTCTCTTGCTGTCGATGTCCGACGACATGCTCAGCAACATTGTCGACGGAGTAACAACCATTCCGGATGAGACGCCTACGGCTGACCTCTCCGAGCCCGAGTTCTACCCGACCGATCTTTCGTCCGCCTCCACTCCTACCTGCGAAGACATGAGTCTTGGTGGAGCCAAGTTCTCGATGGGGACTATCTTCTAGTGGCTGCTCGAAGGCCTACTGGGCCTAAGCCTCAGCTGGGAGAGATTAAGTCAAGCGTCAATGGCGGACTTTCTCTCCACGGCTTGATGGCGTCTGGCTTGGTCGAGGCCAAGTGGTCACCTCCCCTTAAGGTCGAAGCGGCATACATCAATAGACTCGGCGCAGATATCCGAAGCTTTCGCGAACCGATCACTAAGGCCATTAAACAGGTAATTATCCCTAGCATTCGGAAGAACTTCGATGCTGGTGGTCGTCCTGCTTGGCCTCCGTACTCGGAGAACACGATCGAGTTCCGAGCCATGATGGGCGAGAGCTCCAAGTCACTCCTCGTCAAGAGCGGCAAGCTCCGTGCGACGATGGGGTACTTCAGCATCTGGACAGTTAACCAGACAGCTGGTGAGCTAACTAATATCCCTTCTTCCATCTGGTACGGGAACCTTCACCAGGGCGGCTACGGTGGGCAAGCTAAGCCCCTTGGTGGTCTTGTAAGACTTCCTGGGGGTAAGACCAAGCAGGCTCACTGGGCCGCTACTATTCCTGCTCGTCCGTTCGTGATGTACCAGTCCGAGGACGAAGAGGACATCGTCAAGATCTTCGAGAAGTGGCTCGAGGAGCGTATCGACCGAGCCTGGCCGGGTGGTGTCGATGTCTAGTCTGACTAACTCGATGGTCGAGCTCTGTGAGTACTGGCAGAAGAAGCTTGAGATCCAGGCCGAAGAGTTGGGCATCGCCGCTATCTACTACGGCGATCAGGAACGCATTCCCAAGTCGCCTACAGTGTGCATCGAGCCTGATATCAAGGACTCTCCGCTGTACGCGGCCGGACGTCAGACTCGACCTATGTTCACTATCTACTTCCTGATCTACCACTCGGAAGTCAGGAACGTTCAGAGCAACCGTCGCGACTCGGATGCGCTGGCCGAAAGGATCGAGGACTTCCTGAACTCCGATCCTCAGATGGGTGGGTTGGTTGTTCACGGTTACGTTTCGCAGTCGGCATCCGGATATTCGCCCAAGACCGACTCTCTCATGAGATCGAACCGACTCACCTTCACTGCTGAGTCTCGTCACCAGCTCCCAATGTCCTCGTAGGAGGTGCAATGTACAAGATCACGCTCGACTTCCCGAACCTCCCCAAGAGTGGCGAGGGTAGCGAGGTCGACATCGCTGGCATCGGTCGACTGCAGAACGGTGGGACTTACGTAGTCTCCGCTGCAGACGCTGAGGCTTTCCGGATCGCTCATCCGGGGCCTGTGGAAGCTGTGCCAGAGCAGGGGGCCGAGACTTCTTTCGAGACTCAGAGAGGTCCGACGCTCCTCCAGGCCTTCAAGGATCACCCGCACATCAAGGTGGTCAAGGACACCGCCGCTGTGCCGACGCAGGAAGGTGACAAGTAATGGCGCCAGGCATTGGTGCAGCTGGCATCATGGGGATTGCCCTCGAGACGGTCTCCGGAACCTACACAGCACCCACCAAGTACGTGCCCTTCGTGTCGGAGGGCCTGAACTTCACACAGGCTACGAACTTCCGCCGACCCATTCGTGCTACGCCGGGTGTCGTCGGTGCTGTTCCTGGCGACGCTCACGTTGAGGGCGATCTCACGATCGAAGCTCTGCACGACGTCGTTCCGATCTTCCTGCACGCTGCCCGCTGCGGTGTCGTCAAGACGGGTGCTGGCCCGTACAAGTACGTGTTCACTCCTACGGCTGCGGCTATCCCGTCTCGTACGATGTCGATCACGATGGTCAAGAACGGTGTCGTCTTCGGTTACACGGGCATGAGCGTGAGTCAGTTCGTCTTCACTATCACCGACGGCACGCTCATGTTCAACCCGAGCTTCGTGGGTCGTGACGAGGCTACGCAGTCCGCTCCTACGCCGACGTGGCCGACGAGTGTTCCGTTCGGTGCGGGTCAGTACAACATTCAGATCCCCACCGCCTCGCAGGTCTTCGACACCGACACCTTCGAGTTCACCGTCAACGACAACGGCGAGCCGCAGTTCCGTCTGAAGGACACGGGTCGTGGCGCCCAGTTCATCAAGTACGGTGAGCGCGAGGTGGGTCTCAGCCTGGCTCGCGACTTCGACACCAGAACGGACTTCGACGCCTTCAAGGCACTCACGTCGCAGGCGGTCAAGATCAGTGCCGTACAGGGCGCGAGCTCGATCATCCTCGACCTGTACTCCGCGATCAAGGACACCTACGAGGTCACGAACAACGCTCAGGGTGATCTGGTTCGCGCGAGCATCGAGTACGTCGGTGTGATCGATAGCACCGGGAAGGAGTACACGGTAGAGGTCAACACTACCGAGAACATCACGTAGGCTCTGCTTCGGGATAGACCTTGTATTAGACTAAGTCTATTATGGGTCTAACAGAGCTACTAGGCCTCCTCGAGGCCTTCATACGGTCAAGTATAACACAGAGTCTAACCGCTTGACCTGCATACACCATCCACAGGCATCTAAGTCCAGAGGGAGGACAAAATGCCCCGCGCAACAGTGGACACCGAAGAGGTGTTCCGATACGATCTCAAGACACTTCCGCCTGACGGGTTCGTCGTTCTCCGTCGCCTCAGCTATGGTCAGGTTCTCGAGCGGCGCTCCATGATGAAGCTCGAGGTCGCCACCAGAGGTGGTAAGACCAAGGGCTTGGAAGGCGAGCTCGCTCTCGCCGACCGTGCCTACACCCTGTTCGACTTCAAGCACTGCATTGTCGAGCACAACTGTGAGAACGAGTCTGGCGGTCTTCTCAACCTCGGCAACCCCAACGACCTCGTTCGCCTCGACCCCAAGGTCGGACAGGAGATCGAGACCCTCCTGTCTGAGCTGAACGACCTCGACGAGAAGGACGAGGAGGATTTAGCTTCAGGGTCAGGTCAGCAGTCCTAACCCCTAGCGGGAGTGGAACACCTGACCCAGAAGTACGACAAGCCATCGAACTCGGATACCTGTGCCTGAAGCTTCAAGCCCTTCCGAGGGCGGGGGGCATACTCGACCAGGACTGGTGGGAAATGACGATGGTGAAGGTAACGTTGGAGGCCTTCGATGAGCGGGAGCGCTTGGAGCTAGAGAGGGCCAAGAAGAGGTAGGAGGACACGTGGGCATCTCCACACGCGAGCTGTACCTCGTTCTGAGGGCTCGCGATGAGGCGTCCCGTGTCCTGCGGAACATGGCTGGCGGAATCAACGGGATGGGCTCCGCCAGCCAGCAGGCCGCGCAGCGCCACATGGCTCAGGGGCAAGCGCTAGTGTCAATTGGTACGGGCATGGCGTTTGCAGGTGGCGCTGCGTTGGCCTTCTTCGCAGATGCAACCAATGCGGCCGGTAACTATAACCAGGAAGCTGCCAAGACTCTTACGCAGACCGATAACCTCGGCACAAGCCTTGAGGATGTTAGGCAGATCGGTATTCGCGTAGCAAGTGCAATCCCTGCACCGTTCGAGCAGATGCAGGGTGCTCTATACGACATCTTCTCTTCGATGGATGTCAATACGCAGGAAGCTGAGAGGCTTCTGACGGCGTTCTCGAAGGCAGCTGTAGCAGGTCAGGTCGACCTCCAGACTGCCGCCCGAGGCACTATTACTATCATGAACGCCTACAAGATTCCTGCGAACCAGGTGAACCGCGTTAACGACG